GTTCGATATTTGACGAATCGTATTTAGTCGCCAAGGCGGTTTTATCTGCTTTCACAAGCAGAGCGTTGTAAATTGCTCCGCTTGTGAGATAACACGGGCTGTTATTTTTTGGTTCGCTGTCGAACGGCATTGAATTGAGCTTTTGGGCAAGTTTTTGGTCTGTTCTTTCCTTCGTATATGCGTCCGTAATTCCGTACCCTGCAAGCGTTGTCGATTTATTGGCTTTACTTGCAAGATTTGCGTCGGTCGTATCAAACCTTGCTCCAAGCGAATTTTGACCGCCTCTTGCTGTGGCTATTTCGGTTTCAAGTGCAATTGCTCCGTCCGTTGCCCGTTCAATCCCCTCGTCCATATGGTTGAGGTTGTCGGCATTGAGGGGCGGAGCAGAGCCGTTCACAAAGACAATTTTATTGTATTTGTTCATTTTCTTTTACTTCCTTTCCTAATCGTTTTTCGCCCTTTGATGTGAGGGCAGTTATAAATCCGTCCATTTTCTTATTGAACACAAATGTTTCGATTGTCGGCAAATCTTCAAACGGAGTTTTAATTGTGTACTTATCGCCTGCCTCAAGCCACCAATACGAAAACAGCTTAATTTTTGTCGGGCGGTATTTATATACATCACCAAAAAAATTAACAGAATTATATTTTGTGCCGATATCACTTGCTGTTGTTCTGCACCTCATCAAAATGTTATCGGAAACATACCACGAAAAATCGTTACTGTTGCCATACAAAAACGCTTTTTTATCAGCAAATTTAGCACTGTACATACGGATAGGCTCAAGTTCGTAATCTTCAAAGGATAAATCTTTGTACGAATCGATTGTTTCAACGGAAGATTGAGAATACAGCCTTTTAAAACGCATTTTTCCGTCGGCATCTATAACGGCAAAGCTCAAAGTTAATTCTGCATAAGCTTGGATTAAACCTGACAAGGTAATGTCCTTTATAACCTTTTCCACGCAGGTATCATCAAATTTCAGTGGTACACTAAAGACAGATAAGCTCGGCGGTGAAACCCCTGTAATTGCATAATCTTTGGCAAATTCTGCGATTATTGAATAAAAGCTCTTAAAATTATCGTCTTTTTGATAGTGCGCATAACCATAAGCAAAACTGCCGTCCTCGTTCTCTTTGCCTGCAAACCACAAAGACATATCCACCTTTGACATATCATAAAAAGCGTCATAGGCTGTGATTTTGACGATGTTACGCTGTTTTTTATCTCTTTGAGCCGACTGAATTTTACCGTAGAAAACAGGACATTCAACCGTTCCTGTTTCGGCAGGACAAATAAGAGTATTTGACGGGTACAAATCATCTGACGGATACAACTCTGATTCAAGATATGTTGCCGTTATGATGACCTGTACTGTCTTTCCTATCAAAGCCGAGCAATCATAATCAATGAGTTTCACGCTCATTTCAGAGGCTATGCAACCGCCGAATTTCAATTCTTTTTCAACAATTTCATTTTCAAGCGAAAAGCTGTCAAGCACGATACTTTCACCTGTTATATCCTCAAAACTGCCGTCGGGGGAATGCAGGGCAACGGTGTTGTAAAGTGTGTTTGTTTTCAGCTTATCAGCAATTTCTTTAGATACAAGCATTTTTAAGAATCACCCCTTAATACTCAATCAGCTCAACAGTAATCGGCTGATAGGTTATATCATTCTTTTCGGCATTCATTACGGTATATTCAATATCAGGAATATAAAAATAAGAGGTGTAATAGCTGTTCGTTTCATCGTTCCAATAAGTTACCCTGCACTTTCTCTGTAACTTATTCGCCATTGAGAGGTTGATAATCGACTGAAAATCAATCTTTTCGTCAAGATGAAGAATGTGAGTTGAAAACGAAATTTTTGTTTTGTAATTTGGCAGCGTTGCCCTTTGAAGCGTACCGTTCTGATCTCGTTCCGCAGAAGTTTCAAGTCGCTGATTCGGAGTTGATGAAAATGCGGTAATGTACTTATTCGGCATTATGTTGTTGCCGAATTTAAGCAAATAGCCGTTATAATTTGACATATCATCCCCCCTTTATGCAAATGCGGATTTACCGTTGTGTCTGCGTCTGTAAAGCTCATCCTGTCTTATCATTTCTTCAAAAAGCGTTGAACCCTCAAGCTCGGCAGTAAACGAATAAGTGTTGCCACCGTTATTGCGAAAGATAATGAACATTTCATAAATGCGTTTAAGCAGGTCAAGAATTTGTGTGAGAATCACTGTATCCTGACCGCCCGAATTGTCGAGCATACCCTGTAACTTGTTAAGAGGAGAAATAGCCTCAGGGTTACCGCTGTTAGCACCTGCGTTATCGCCGACAACCGCAAGTGTCGGAGCTTTAACAATACCGCCTTTTGCAAATTTTCGTGCCGGTGATTCCGTGGGTTCTTCAAATCTCGGAATGAGAGGCGGATTTTCAGGCATTGAAAAACTCCAATCCTGTCCAAAAGCCGCTCCGATAATACCGGCTATTCCGCCGATTGAATTAACAACACCCGAAACGAAATTATAAATACCTGTCCACAACGCATTTATGCCGTCAATGATAGCGTTTATAATAAACTTAAACACGGCACAAATGCCGTCCCAAATGCCTTTGAAGAAGTCGTAGATACCCTGCCATGCTTTGTTCCAATCGCCTGAGAAAACACCTGTAATGAAGTCAATTAGACCGCCGAATGTTTTCTGTATAGAGGTAACCAACCCACCGATAAATGTAAACACATTATCAAACACCCTTTTTACGGCATTGAAAACATTCTGAAATATAGGTCCCCAAAAACTGACAAGCCAGTTTACAAACGGTGACAGGAAGTTATTCCACACGGTTGAAACACAGTCTGCAACCTTGCCGAAGAAGTTTATTGCACCCTCAAAAACAGGCTTCAGCCAGTTTTCCCAAGCTGATTTTACGATTGCTACGATAAAATCCCACGCAGGCTTAATCCATTGATTGTAAACATTCATCAGGGTTGTGCCGATATTGGTAAACATATTGCAGACATTCTGAAAAATCTGCTGTCCGTTGCCGTTCCACCAATTACTGATAATTGTTCCGATATCTCCGAAAATCTGACCGATAAAGTCAAACACATCTGCAAACTGCAATTGTAAATTTTCAAGAAATTCTGTGATTGTTGCACCGTCATTTTCAGTCCATTCAACAAGGCTTTCGGTTGCGATTGAAAACGCACCCGAAACAACTTCGCCGACTGAACCCGCAAAGGTTGTAAGACCGCTTAAAAGATTGGAAATTGATTCTTCCATTTGAGGGCGAACATTGTCAATTGCATTGCCTGCAAGTGTACCGAAATTATCAAAAAAGGTTGAAAGGTTGTTATAGCCGTTTGTAAGATTGTTGCCTATGGTATCGATAAAGCCGATAATCTTTTCCCTGTCTTTTGAGATCCACTTAGCAACACCGCCTGAAATGGTCTGAAACGACTTTCCGCCGATTGTCGCAACCGCTCCGAATGCAGAGCCGATTGCCCCGAGTTTTGCAGAACCGACCTTTTGCATTGTGCCAAATGCCTTTTGAACTATGGGAACAGCATTATCAAAAATGGTTTTGCAGTTCTTGCCTATAGCTGACCAATCAACCTTGTTAATACCTTTCTGTACATTCTCGACAAAGCCTTTGAATCCGCTTTTTTCGTATAGATTTTTGAATGCCCCCGAAAGATTTTTGCTTGTGTCCTTGACAACATTCTTTGCAACAGCTCCGCCCGATGAACCGCCTGATGAGCTTTTTGATGAAGATGTATCTGACTTTGAAGAACTATCGGTACTTGAAAGCACATTCAGCTTATCAAAGCCCGCAACACTTCTCTTTGCTTTTTCGGAACTTTTCTGAACATTATCAAGTGACTTTGAACTGTCATCTGCCGTATCCGTAAGGCTTTTGGCAGAATCGGACGCAGATTTGATATTGCTTGCGGTGTTGTTGCCTGTATCCCAGCCGAAGACCTTTGAAAGCGATTCAACCGCACCTTTGGCATATTCCGTTAAAGTCGCAAGTGCGGAACTCAACCGCTTTACAACCTGAGTTGCCACCTGAAGAATAGGCTGACCGACTACGGCAAGGAGCTGTTTCCAACTTTCTCTGAGGTTGCCCGTTACATTCTCCCAACCGTCTGCTTCACGGCTTGCCTGTCCCATAGCACCCGAAAGCTGATTGGCGTCCTTGACCATTTGCAAAAGCGTGAGCTGTTTCTGCGATTCCGACAAATCCATAAATGACTTGCCATACAGCTTATTAGCCGCCGCATTTCGTGTGGTTTCAGTACAGGACAAACCGAGTGCGGCGTCATTTTCAAAGTTACCTTTGAGGAATGATTTCAGGCTTTCTGCGGTGTCTTCAAGCGAACGGTCGTAATATGCGGCACTGTCGGCTGTTACCTGTAAAGCCTCCTGCATCATTCCCAAAGCACTTGAACTGTCCATACCCGTAGTTTTTGCAAAGGCATAAATGCTTGTGCCGACGCCCTGCAATCGGGTTTCAAGAATACCGCTCTGATTGGCAACGCTCTGAATGGCTGATTCTGCCTGTGACTGCATTGTGCCGAATGTCTGCTCAAACTGCGAATTTGCCGCATTGACTTCCGCAGCCGATTCAATGCACTGCTGACCGAACTCCTTGATTTTTGCAACAGAAAAAGCGGCAACCACAGCCATTCCTATTTTCTTAAACGAAGATGAAACCGAATTGCTTAACTGCTCACCGCTGCCTTTGATGTTTGAAAACTCTTTCTCGGTTTTCTGAGAAACGCCCTCCGAAACCTTTGAAAAGGACTGTTTCATATCCGTGCTTACATTTTCAAAATCTTTTGAAAGACTTGAAAATGCCGAATCAAACTTTTTTGTAATTGAATCGGAAATCTTATGCAATGTTTTGGAAATATCATCCCCCGTAAGCCTGACATCAAGCTCAATTTCACCCGCCTTTGTCGCCATATTCACCACTTCCTTTCATTTTAGATTTTTTAAAAACAGGCATAAAAACAGCGCACACCGTTATGATGTACGCCAATAAAATTTTTGCAAAAGAACAGCCACCCCATTTGGAGTGGCTTTTTGTTTTATTTGTTGAGTTCGTAGTATTTGATGTCGATTTTCGGAAGTGACACATTGTTGCCCATTACGGTTTCATATGTATAGTCGCCGTCACAAGTTCCCCAGAATGTGATTACATCATCTTCAAGGAGTTTGTCCGCACCGTCAGGAATTTCTACAGTTGCGTAGATTGTATCAGTCCACAATGGTTCATCAAGATACTCATTTTCTTCTTTGGTTATATTGATTCTCAGGTCAACCGAATCGCCCCAGCCTTCCTGAACCTGAATAATCTGACCTTCAAACTTGTAGTCATTACCTTTGTACTTGTCAGGGTTTCTTGAAAGAGTTTTAAAGTCGACTGTTTTGCAACCGTCTTTAAATTCTTTTTCAACCTTCTTCGGGTCTTTAGTAGGCTTTTCTGTTGCAACTTCTTTTGTGGTCGGTGCTTCTGTCGCTTTTTCAGTTGCTTTTTCTGAACTCTGATTTGCAACAGTAGTTTCCTGCTTTGATTTGTTTGAACCGCTGTTACCGTTAATTGCACCGTTTACACCGCCAACAATCATAATAGCAACAACGATAATAACCCAAAAATACCAACGCTTGTAAATTTTCTTCTTCGCATTTACAGGATTTACGGTTGCCGAGGTTGAATCGTTTCCGCCAAAGCCTGCACCGCACTTGTCGCAAAATTTTGCATCGTCCTTTAATTCGTTTCCGCAATGTGGACATTTCATAAACATACACTCTCCTTAATAAATTTGTTAGTGTATGTTACATTTTATCACTATATATTAACATTGTCAAGAATTTTGTAGATACAGCGAAATTTATGTACAAATTTACAGATTAGCAAAAAAGTTTTGAAATTCTGCAAGAACGGTGTTCATATCTTCGTCTGAATAGTGCTTTACATTCCTTGACCGCCATTTGTTGCGGATTTTATGCTGTGACGAAGTAAAGTTTTTCAAAACCTCTTTGTCGGTTTCGAGGCGAATTTGAACCGTTCTTGCAAGCGGTGTTTCGGGTCCTAAGCCTTGCAGAAGTGAGCAGAACTCATTCCAACTCATTTTTACAAAATCCTTTGAATAAATGCTGACCCCGTACTCCGAGCGAAAGCTCGACACGATTAAATCAAAGTCATCAATCAGGTCGTAGCCGGGGTCTGAACTTCCCCCTCGTCAGTCAAATCGCCTGTTGCAATTTTGGCAGATTCGCTGATAAGGGCGTTGAAATCGTGCATATTCAGCTTTAACTTTTCAATCTTTTCTCTCTCGGATTCATCAAAAAGAAGATGATACATTTCGATAACATCTTTACTTTTACCGTTGCCGTCCTCAAAAAGTGCCGCAACTTTGAGCATTGAAACTGCGTCATTGTTGATTGCAAGGTCAACATTTTTAACTCTGACACTCGGCTTTTCCTCAAAATTAAGCTTGTCTGTAATATCAATTAACTTTGACATAATCGTTCATTCCTTTCGTTTTTTAAGCGGCTGCTGTATATACCGGCTTGCCATTTGACATAACTTCAAATTCAAGCGGAGCAACACCCGTACTTGCGCCTGCACCGTTTGATGTAACGGATACAACTGCATTTTTAAAGAGGACGGTTGCACCGTTGGGGAAGGTCCACATAAACGAAACTTCTGCCTTTCTGCCGTTTTCAAATGCAAGGGCGGCAATCTGGTCATTGCCTGCGTCACCGATTGTACGCTTGCCCTTTACCGAAATTGTGATTGACTTTGCTGTCATAAGCCTTGACTTCCAGCCCTCGTTTTCAAAGGCTGTCCATTCCTCGACACCGTTGTCAAATGCAACAGAAAATTCTTCGCAGTTAGCAATATTTGTCGTGGCGGATTCTGTTCCTGCCTTGCCAACCGCAAACTGATTTTCATAGCATGGGAATACTCCCGATTCAACTTTTGCCATAAAATTACTTCCTTTCGTAATAAAATTTAACTTCAATGACCTGCTCATACACACCCTTGTCGTCTGTTCCCACATCAACGGGTTCTTCCGTGAGCAGTTCGATTATATAGATTTTGTGTTCCTTAATTTCAACATTTTTAATGTCGTAAAGCGTTTCGTAAAGTCTGCGTGCAAACTCCTCGGTTTCTCTTGCGTTGTCGGTGTAATGGATAAGCAAAGACACGCTTATTGTATCGTAGGTACTTTCACCGCCGATTGCCCTTGTGGGTGTTCCCGACTGCTTTAATGAATACACACCGATTGACCTGTCCTGCTTATTGTCGAGTTTACCGATGTAGTAATGCTCGGCTGAGGTAACGCTTTTGAGCCAATCTCTGATGTCCGATAAGTAAATCAAAGTCCTGCTTCCTTTCTGTATAATCTTGCAAATGCCCGACTGCAAAAATTATGTCTTGTACCGCCTTCAAGCCACGGTGCAAACCATTTACCGCCGGCGGCAATGTTTTCCTTACGGCTGAAATTATACTCGGGATGAAAATACAACCGCCTTGCATACGGAGTGCTTGACACGATTTTAACCGTGCCGTTCCAACTCTGCGCACAATCTTCAAAGGTATTTTCGTTCTGAAGATTACCCGTATCAAACGGCATTACCTGCGTGTTTTTCACCTGTTTAAGAAGTGCGTCACCTGTCTGTTCAAGAGCCTGTTGCTTTGCCCTATCAAGCTGTTTTACAACAGGCATATTGAGTTTGATTTTTGATGATACCGAAAATCCCATTAAATCACATCCAATTCCGTAAAATTAACTTTGCCGTCGGGGTTGCGGTGTTTTGTACCCTGTACGATGTTTCGTTTTACGCCGTCAAGGATTACAAAGCCACCGCTTAAAGTGGGGCTGTCGGGAGCAATGTCGCCGTCAAAAAGCAAGACAGCCGACACCTGAACAATTTTCTGCTCTTTGGTATAGACCGTCTTTGCCTTTGACTGCACATTGCATACAGCATTGCCTCCGCAGCGGAGATTTGACGGATAAAGATTTTCGGAGGGATACAGGTTTTTGCACTCAAATGCGATAACAGGAGAGCCGTCCTCAGTTATTCCCTCACCGTAGATTGTGACCTCGACAGGAGTTTTGCAGAACTGCTTTTTTACAAGTGACGGAAATTTCACGGTTTTCACGCACCTTTCAGATTGCAGGATAACAAAGTCCTGTTGATTTTAGCAACGCATAGAGGTCGGCAGGAATTGCCACTCCACTGATGCACATTAAGTTCCAGCTTGCACCGAATTCCATTGATGTGCCGTTGATTGAATAGCTTTTCAGATAGGAAGAAATCATATCGGCATTTTCTTCTTCAAAAGCAGTAAGTCTGCTATGCACTCTGCCGATGATTCTCTTCTGCATTTCCGAAAGTTTTTCAAAATCAATGCGGTTAAAAGTCAGAACATCAATGTGTTCGGCAGAGATAATACTGTTTTCATCTCCACCCTGATGTTCAATGTAATCGGCATACATTACGCAACCGCCGTTGTGTCAACATCGGCATAAATGCTGTCAATTTTGCCGTCCTTGCCGTTCGGGAATACGAATGTGTCGGAAAGTGAACGGTTCTGATAGAGCCAGCCGTCACCCTCTGTGTGTGAGCCGGGAGCAAAGAAGTAAATGCTTGAAATCTTCGGAACAGTCTTGCAGGTTTCACCGCAAGCAACAAGAACATTGATTTTGTGAGCGCCTGTTGCAGGCTCAAAACCGCCGTCATCGGGGTTAAAGTTGAAGTTATCGTAGAAACGCTCATCGTCAATAACCTCGATGATAGGGCAACCGTCAATCTCGGTCACTCTTGTTTCAATGCCGATACCGCCCTCTGCAATCTGTGTAAGCTCAATCTTACGAGTGAACTCTGTTGACTGTTCAAGGCAGTCCATAATGTGAGATGTCACATAGGCAACAAGTGTGCCTCTTGCCTTGTATCTGCGGAGTTTGCCGGCAGAGAGAATTGTTTTGAGCTTTGAATAAGCGTTCTCCTTAGTCCACTCCGATGTCTTTGTTGAAGAATGGTAGCCGTCTGTTGCCTGAGCCTTTGCTGCAACCTTTGAGAAGAAAAGTGCATCGGTTTCGGGAGCAACCTGTGTCTGCTCAAACACCTTTGAAATATTCTCAACCTTTGCGGTTGCGTTAGTTTCGTCAACATCTGCCTTATCCACAAGGAACTCAATATCTCTGTCGTGCTCGCAAGTGAAAGGAACATCTGTCTGTGTATATTTGCCTTTGTTCCAACCTCCCTCTCTGCTGTGGTTCTTAAAGCCTGTTGTTGACATCTGTGTGAAGTGGAATGTTCTTGCACCAACCCACTTTACATTTGAAGTGATGAACGGTGATGTAAGTGTGCCCTGAACAAGAATTTCGAGCAGATCAGGGCTGAACTGCTCGGCATAGTTATTTGTGTTTGCCATAATTTTTCAATCCTTTCTTTGGTTAAATATTAAATCTGTTCCATTTTTTGGTAGGAACATTTGCCTTTGGTTTTGTACCATCCGATGTACCGTTGCCGTCACCGCCGATTTTCTTAACTCCTGTGCCGTTCTCGGCAGGTTTGCCCTTGAGTGCGGGGATATCGTCAAGCACCTTTTTAACAGCCTCTGTCAGCTTTTCCGCATTGACCTTGCCGTCTGTCACAGCCTTTGAAAAGTCTGCAATTTTAAGCACATACGGAACGGTTGCAATGTCAACACCCTGTTTTACGGCTTCGAGGGTTGCCGACTGATTGACTTCTGCCGTGAGCTTTGCGTTGTTTGCGGATTCAACTTCCGACTGCATTTTTGCAAAGTCGGGAGTGTTCTTGGCTTTCTGCTTTTTAAAAGCACCGATAGCCTCTTTCATCTCATCGGCTGACAATCCCTGCTCCTTAAAATATGACTTCAAAACGGTGTCCTCTGTCACGCTCTGTTTGCCTGTAATAAGGCTTGCGAGCTTGTCATAATCAAAGGCAGGAGCGTTTCCCTGTGGAGTTCCCTGCGGTGCAGGTGTCGGTTCATTGGGAGTTGGTGTTGGATTTGGTTCTGCCATTTTTTTCATATCCTTTCAGTTTTTCGGGTGTCTCCCGTAATCAGTTTATAGAGTGTCTCTCTGTTTCAGTTTTGCACGGTGTCTCCCGTAGTTTAATGTCTTCGGACAATAAAAAAGCACCTTACATATTTGTAAAGTGCTTAATCCGCTTTTTCTGTTTTTTCTGTTTTAACTGCTTTGGTTCTCGGCTTTTTGGGAGCGTCAGACTTGACCTCTTCTGCAAAACCGCCGTCAATGAGTTCCTTTGCTCTCTGCTCGGAGCATTCAAAAACTTCATTCACAGGTCGAGTTAGATAGCCGTTCTGCCTGTCGTTAAATGCTGTTGTTACTCTGATTTTCATTCTGTCACCACCTTTCTAAACCGGTCGAAATCGACGGGTTTAAATGCAAAAAGCACCCTATAATCAACATTGCTGTCGATTATAAAATGCTCAATTCGTAATTTTATGCTGTTTTTGTGAATTGCATATAACAAAACCGCCCTTTTTACGGAGCGGTTAGATTATACCACTATCTTTTAGATATTGCATTTTTTGTTTCTCTCTAAGCTTACTGTAAAGTGCTTCAGCATCTTTAGCTTCTTGTGGAGCATCTTCACGCAAAGTGACATTTAAACCATTTGTTACAAGGTACGGCTTAAACACATTCCATAGAGATTTTTGTTCTTCAGTTTGTATCAATCTCATACCATCATCACCCTAAAAGTTTGCTGACTCTGTACTCGTTATACACTTCATCCATAGCTTTATCTTTTAAGCATTCAAAAGCATACTCACTTATATCCTCTATATTATAACCGTTATTTATCAATTTTTCAACCTTTGGAGCATAAATTTTATTAAGGTAATCGCAATATTCAAAATAATCGTTAATACTTCCGAATTTTGCTCTGTAATTTTTAGCGTCTTGCCAATGAATCAGTTCGTGCAGAATTGTACTCAATCTGTCTTGCGGACAAGCCAAGTTTTCTTGTAAGCCTGACAAATCACTTGTTGAAAAGTATGCTGAATTGACATTTAGAACATTCTGCATTGGCATATATGAAGCAATAGCATTTACTCGCATTTCTTCGGGAGTGACAATACAAATTTCAGGCTTTCCGCTTGTTTCAACCTCTCCGAGCATATCAAACGCTTTTCTCACTTGCATATCAAAATTATGAAGTTCTTTTCGTTTTAGCTTTACCTTATCTGAAATATAAACATTATCACACAATGTATTTGCCTTGTGGGTATCAATTGTAATTGTTTCGCCCTCAATTTTGCGTTCAAAAGTTTTTGATATATCTTCTTCAAAAACAGGTCTGTAATATTTCTGTTCATTGGTGTTTAGTGAGAATTGCTTTGTCTTTTCTTCAAGCGTATTCGCCCTATCGTGCCACTCATCGGCTCGGGTTTGGGCAATGCGTTTATTGTCCTCGTCAAGACTGTATTCGGCACGGCGGTCAAAGCGTTCTGCCTGACGCTGTGCATACTGCTGTTTTTCCTCTATTCCTCGCTGACGGTCAAGCTCTTTGATTTCATCTTCAGACAGCGGTGCGTCCAAATCATCAAGTTCGGGATAATATGTACTTGTGCTGTCCTTACATCTCGGATGAAACAAACCGTTCTTGATTGCGGTTGAGAGAAGCGGATAGTTTCCGTCTGACTTTTTGCCGTTTGAATAAACATCGTCAATAAACACCTTGCCGATATATTTTGCACAATCGGGGCAACCGCCCTGTCTTGAGTTCACAACAACGAGGGATACTCCCCATTCGGCTCGCTTTTCGCCCTCACCACGCAGATAGGCTCTTTTGTTGGCTGTTTTAACCGCCATATCTGCATAATCCGAGAGCGTATGCCTTGCACCGTTTTTGTATTCCACACAATTAAGACCTGCGTTGAGCATATCTTTGCAAGCTATATCAACGGCTTTTTCGTATGTAACCGCACCCGTGTTCATTGCAACCTGTGCGTTAAAAATCGCCTTGCGGTACTTGTCGTTGCTCATACGCAAAACCGCCGTTTCTGCCCTCTTTAAATCGTCTGTGGTCGATTTTATGAGTGCGTCAAGTTTACGGTCATTCATCTTAAAAAACTCGGCTGTGCTGTGTGCTGACGGCTTTTTCGGGGCTTTGAAACCGTCCTTGACAGCTTCAAGAATTTCTGCCTCCTGACTTGCATTTCCGTCAGCTTTGGCGGTGCGAATCATCTCTTCAACCTTGCTGTTAATGGTTTTGAAACGCTTGCCGAATTTCTTTGCGTTGTGCTTACGGTACTCTTCAAGACTTTTGAGCTGTTCAGCCTGCCATTGTGTCCAGTTGTAACCCTCTTTGGTTTCTTCGGCTCTGTGACGGCTGAAATTGCGCATCATGCTGTCGATAAGCTCGTTTTCAATTCTCTCAAAAGCCTCTTTAATGTTGTAATCACTCATTGCTTACTCATTTGCTGTCATCGTCCTGATTTGCGATATCTTCGGGTTTATCGGGTTCATTGCCCGTGTCGGTAAGGTCAACATCATCAAATGGAGAAGTTTCTTCTTCGCCTGCGATGCCCTGTTCTTCCTTAATTCTCTGCACCTCTTCGGCTTTCCAATCCTCCGACTTGCTGTCGCCGTAAAGCTCGTCAACCGAGGTTTCAACTGACATCAAACCGCCCTGTCTTGCTTTTGACACGGTTTCAACCTGACTTTCAAAGCTCGGATTTGCATATTCGCCGAAGTTTACGGACACTTCCAAGCCCTCAACAATACCCTTGCCGTTAAGTTCACCGTCTGCATTGAGTACAACTGCAACAAGGCTTTGAAGTGCGTTCTGCGTAATTTTCACAAGGTTCTGCCTTGTGTAAAGGGTTGTCTTTTCCTTTTC